AGGAAGAGCGTCTATATCAGCAAAAGATTGCATATCACCACTTGCATCTATATACCTTATCTCAAGAGGGTCGACCTGAGCGGCGCTTGATTTATATGAAAGACCAACTTTATATACTTTCTTTAATCCATACGGGTCACCAAAATCAATAAATTTTGTAACCAACTCAGCTCCAGTAGTACTAGCGCTGGAAATTGGTGTATAATATCTTATTACACCGCCTGTTGTCATTATAGCCAACTCACCATCACCATCGAGAACAAAATTAGAATAAACAACATTATTAAAAAATGTAGATTGGTCTGAATTCTGAACCCAACCCTTAGTCCTAAAATCATATATTAAAGTATTCATCGGGTTAGTGCCTCCACTACAATCCTGCAATACAATAATCTGTTTATACTTAGGAGAATATCCAACTATTGTATCTACGTCATAAAAGTCTTTCCAAGTTAAAGCATGCTCAGATTTTCTAATAACATAGTTTTCACCACTAGCCATTATATCAGCGCTTAATGAAAGAGTTGTGGCAGAATCAATAGCAGTAACAAGAGCAGTTGTTGTATCTGTAGTATTTATTACTACATCATTTACGCCAACAGTAGTTGTAAAATTTTGACCACTTTGTACTAATTTATTTGATGTAGTGCCTGTTGTAGTTCCACTGTCAACTTGAATACTATTAACAGTATCTAATTTATTCTCTACAAGATTAGCAATATTTGAACCATTGTAGAACCAACACCCGCTTGCATTGACCCAAACAACACCATCCTCAGACCTGAAGACTGATTCCTTATGGCGTACACCATTATGTTTAAATGTCTTTTCTAAAAACCAACCAGTTGGCTCAGGGGATGCAACATTAATAACAAATAATGTTTTATGTTTAAACGCCAGCAACCTATCGCCATATTCTGCAAGAGCAACATACTCCTCAGAATCCCCCTTTACCACATCTATAAAATTATGCGATGGAAACGTATCGAACTTTCCAACATCACTATATAATATTCTATCGCCATAATGTTTACTATCTGAAACAGTCGTGCCTTCATCTTGAGTTTTAACATTTGCTAAAAATACTCTTCTATTACATACAACAGCACATTTCCATAATTCACCAATTTTACCAAGAGCAATAGACTTTACACTTGAAGAACGACCATTTATAGTTTCATAAGTATCTAAATTTTGAGCCAATGAGGTAACAGTAGAGCTATAATACTGATTAGTTGATGCCACAGTCCATCCAGCTGTAAAATCAGCATCTAGCGTAGCCTTTATTCCCTTAGTAAAATGAGCCTCCGCCAGTAAAGTCCATTCATCATCGCTACCTGAAATTCTACAATACAGTCTAGCTCCGCTTATTCTAGGATTATATGGAGTAAACATTTCAGCTTTAATAGTAACTGAATCTCCAGCTGCAACTGTAAAATTAACATAACTAGACTGCATTTCAGTTATCTTAGATTCCTGATTTTCATCATAAATAAAAGTCATAGCTGTCTCGTAAGTATCAGCTACCCAAGTACTAGATGTATCAGAAGGTGATAAAATTAACCAATGTAATCCCACTCCAGCAGTATCTGGATAGGTAGCTCCACTACCAATTCTAACATCATCACCAGCTGTTGGTGCTAATAAATCATTGTCCTTTGTAAACCAACCATGATAAAACTGGTCTGGATGTCCTCTTTCTATATATCCAAACCATCGTACTTTAGAACCATTTACAAAATTAGAATCAGACATTCTAACTGCATTGTCTATAGCATAATAAACAGGCTGAAATGTCCCCTGTATATAATTATCGCTACCCATAGGAATTATATCGGCACTATGAGACCAGCTTTCACTTTCAGAATCCCAAACTGAAATCTCTAAATTCGCGGCAGTTGAACCATTAGAATCTCTTGGCTTCATCCAAAATTTTGCCCCATATTGCGAATGAGATTTAATAGTAATTGCGGAATCTGTAACTTCATCAGAAGCACTGGTATCTTCTAAAAACCCAAATCTATATCTTGCATGACTACCAAGACCTGTATCAACTTTACTAATAATAGTATATATACCATCATTGTTATCAGAACCACTAATTGATATCTTATCTCCAATGTCAAAAGCAGCATATACATCGGAATCTCTTTGAGAGAACTGATTATCAGGAGGATTATAGAATGTTCCAAATGCACCAGAACCATTATCTGTTGTTGTATCGGTAGTTGCAAGAGTACCATAATCTGACTCAAAATAAAACAAGCCATTACCTTTTTGATTATCAGATGAATCTCCAGAAAGATTCTGAGTATCACCTGAATCTGGATATGCTGTAAAAGAACCAGCTGTTCTTATAGCTCCCTGTTTGTCAACCATTAGATTGACAATTTTAGCGCACTGATTATCAGCTATATCTCTAGAGTCCTTTATATTATTAATACCTCCAGAAAAATCATTTAATATATATGTCTGTTTTGGCACTACGCTGACCTCACTAAAAAGTCTTCCACTGTTCCTCTTCCAGCCATACTATTGTAGTATTTCTTCCAATACTTAGCCTGACCTTCAGCGCTTGATGGCAATGGTTTAGGTATGCGTCTATAATGCAAGCGACACATAGCTATTTGAGCTGCAACATTGGTCTCCAGTATAAAATTCCAGTCATCTTCCTTAGAGTCTACAAAGTAAGATAGCTTAACCATAGTAGCATCAGCCACTTTACGCATCAGGTCTTTGCGATAATGCAAATAGTTCTTGCATATATCTACAGCTACCCACGGCTCGCACTGAAAAAGGCCCCTTGCTGGCCCTTTTATCTGTCTTAGGTACTTATACCCGCTTTCTACCTTTCCGGTCTTGTATACAAGGTCTGACGCTTCAGGAGAATGCAAATCCATCTTCTTTAAGACCCTATCAATAAGGCCTTTAACTTGTCGTTCGTTTAGCAAGCTATTTACCCTTGAGAACACCGTGCAACAAATCAGTAACAATATCAACAACCTTTTCAAAGAATATTTGCTCCTTATCTTCTGATACAAACGGTATATCTATTTTAGCGTTTATTGCCGAAGCTATTTTTTCTTCCATCTCACTGGAATCAAGCTGACTCATCATTTCATCTTTTACTTTATCAGCCTGAGCTTCAGCTAAGTCAACTAACATTTTTTTAATGTCCATGTTTTACCCTTTCGTAAACAGATAACCGAATAAACCCGAGAATACAGCAGACAGCATACCGCCTATGGCTTTTATACCTGACATACCGCCCTCTAATTCCCTTACTCGACCATTCTGTTCTTTAATTAAAGTCTTTACCTCATCTAATGATTCTTTTACATGACTAATATCTGAACTCTGTTTAGCATTTAAAACAGTCAGTTCTTCAAGCCTGCTCTGCATATTAACTCGCCAGTCATCTATCTGTGTTTTATTCATCTCTTTCTACCGCCTTGTCCGCGATAACTTTTATACTTTCTTTTAGTACCGCGTCCATTTCCTATTCTAGTCTTTTTCATCTTCTTCACTTATTATCAAGCTTACCCTTCAGCCAATTTAAAGCCTCACTCTGAGTTCTTAACTCATGTGTTAATTTTTCATGCCTACGCTCTGCGCTATCAACGAGACTCTCATATCTTTTATCTCTTGAAGCATCCGCTACATTCCATCTGTCTATTAACTTTACCAATATCTTCCTGTTCTGCTGTATCTCTTCCTCAAGGTCTTCAAGTTTATTATTTACAAGTCTTTCTACAAATCCCCTAAACCAGTACAGCATTCCAGAAAATAATAAAATCATGACCCCTGTGGAGCCGTAATCTGAATATACATCTGTCATAAATTCTTACCATTTATATAATTAATACTCCACACTCACATAAGCCATAGGAAGTATATTGGACATCGCATACGGGTATAACTCAGCATCAGTGGTATATTGTCCCCATATTCTTTTGCCTCCTTCAACTTCAATATGCTTAATACCAGACCATAGGACTGAGTCATTGTCATCTACCATATAAGCATGGAAATATGCATCGTATTCACCTTCTTCTAATGAATATATAAGATATGTAAATACAGGCCTCCATGTATCAACACCAGCCTGTTCAGCTTCTGCGTAAAAGTACATAGGAACTTTACTATCAGCGTCTATTATACGATTTTCTATTGTCATATAGTCATCGCTACAGCCATATAATCCTAATATTAATAATAGTTTTTTCATTTCTATTTAAACCTATTATCTACCCAACATTTTCCGTAATACATTATACCTAACCAAATTGATATTTCTAATACCTCAACATACCCAAGTTCGTTTAATACACCTACGTCCATTATTTATTAAACATCTTTTTTAGTAACAATGCACCCTTAAGCTTTAACAATGCACAAACAAGTATTATAAAGACCACTGTCGATATATCAACTAAATGATTGCCAGAATCAGATTCAATAGTTCCATAGGGAGTATCTATTGAAATTCTATCTTGGCGCTCAGCTATTATTTTTTTCTGCATTCACTTTCTCTAATAAAGCGTCTTTAGTATCACTTTCGGAATGTTCAATATTTCTTATACTCAAAAATTCTTTTATAGCATCTTTAGAGTCTGACTCTGATGGGTAGTCAGCTTTCACTGTAGCCACTCCATTTATAAGCTTAGTCTTGCCTATGATTAACCTACCGTGCGTATCGCTATGTTTCTTAGCGCACTCAACATTATAAAACTCTTCAGCTACTTTAAAACTATTCGTTTTCTTTTCTACACTACCATCAACATCAACAAAATAATTATAAGACGAAGGATAAGTCAGGGTTTCAGTACTGCCATCACGGTATTTCTTTATACGAGTAACACCCGGCGTTGCATTTCTATGAATACGTATACGGTGACCCTGACTACACCTTCTTATAATCATGCTTCTGCTTCTACCTCTTCGGGTTCTTCTTCAGCAGTAAGTGATTCTCGAAGCCTGACAATGAACGCTTCTTTACCAACCTCTAACTGCTCACGCATGAAAGCATTGGTATTGATTTTGTTCTGCATATCATTAATATGATTAATCATCTGCTTCTCTTCATCTGTCATGTCTTCGATAACATACTCTTTACCGTCAAGATTCAAGACAGGCTTTTCTTCTTTTTGTTTTTTAGCCATTATGACTCCTTGTTGTTTTTTCGTTTAAGGACTCCTCCGCTAATCCAGCCCATTGCATAACACAATAAGCACATCACGATTAGCGGTAGATAATCCAATTATAATTTCTTGAAATCTTCGATAGCGGCGGCAAGTCCATCACTCTGAGCTTTGGCTCTCGCCATATCATCAT